ACCAGAATATTGTAAGGAGATATATCAAAGACCTTTCGATTTCCTACTTAGGAACGAGAAAGCTTTAATGGGGGTAGAGGTTGGTGTTTGGAGGGGATACCACGCCCGTTTAATGTTACAAGTTCTGGATATAAAGAAGCTGTATTTGATTGACCCGTGGATTGACTACTCAGGTTACAAAGGAGATGACTCGTTTAAGTACGCCAAGAGGTTTTTAAAGGACTATTCTGATATTGTAGAATGGGTAAGAGACACCTCAGAGGAAGCATCAAAGTTGTTTGAAGGCGGAAGTTTGGATTTCGTTTACATTGATGGGAACCATAACTACGAATTTATTAAAAAAGATATTGAGTTGTGGACACCTAAAGTAAAGAACGGTGGGGTTGTTAGTGGGCATGACTATGACGGGGCGTTCCCTGGAGTAATAAAAGCCGTCAAAGAGTACTGCACCAAGCATAGTATAGAGTATAAAGTTAGAGGTAAAAAAGAATTTAGTTATTACGATAGTTTCTCTGACTGGGCTTTTAGAAAAGGTGGAAAGATTGAGAAGTGGTCTTATGAAGACGATAACTGAACTACACAACAAACATAAAGGTGAGCCAATTTGGGTTGCTGGGTCTGACCCAACATTAGCCGATTATCCAGATAATTTTCTTGACAATAAAATAAGTATAACCCTCCATCTAGCATGCCTCAAATTCCCAAATACTACCTATCGTTATTTTAACGAAAGCGATAGATTGGTTTATGTAAAAGGGGAACTCAAAGATGCTATTAGCGATAGAAATATTTACGGATACCCATTCTATAATAAAAGTAAGAAAGTATGTGAGGAGGCTGTTGAAGACCTAAACATAGGTTACTACCTTAATCGTAAGTCCTACCCACCAGACGGAAATCATCTCTCAATTTTTAAACCATACGGACCTAAAGCAATGATAGATATGGTAGGGGAAGCAATCAACGCTACCTCAATTACCTTTGGCGGACACGGGACATGTTTACACCCGTGTATGTACGCCGCTATTATGATGGGCGGTAATCCAATCAATATAATAGGGTGTGGGTTCGGGGCAATAGCGGGTAAGGAACATTTTGGAGATATGAATGCGGTTGACCGCAAGATGAGACCGACAACCCCCTCATTTAGTGGGTACAGGGGGGACAGAATGACACGAGGGCTTGTAGCTATTATGCTAGGATGTAAGCAACATGGTATCAAGGTTAATTGGTTAAAGAGCTATGACAAATCCCTTATGTATCTCGATTCGCAATCTAAAAAGAGCTAACTACCTACAAAGGTGTCTTGACTCGTTAAGTGCCAATACCGATTTAGATGGGGTAGATTTCTTCTTTATTCAAGATGGGGCGGTTAATCCCTACTCAGGTATTCGTTATGCTGAAGATAAAGAGATTGATAAATGTATAAAGATTTTCGAGAAAGCCGACCTACCTAATAAAACAATATTCGTTAAAGACCACAACACAGGAACAGCAATTCACAAAGAACTTCAACTAGATAAACTATTCCCTAAATACGAATACGTTATTATGGCGGACAACGATTTAATCTTTAACAGACATTATATTAAGACAATAAAGATTCTCTTTGAACAATTTAAAAATGATAAAAGGGCAGGGATGTTACAAACCTCCTTTAAGCACGAGGGGTACAATTTTCAAGGTGAGACGGAAGCCGAAGAGTTAAAGGACGAAGTAACCTATGGATTCTCTCACCGTTGGGAGCAGGGATTTTGGAGGGAGAGTGCGGAGAAAATCAAGCCACTAATGAAACCGTTTTTTAATCTAATAAGGGGCGTAGATTTTAGAGAAATGTTCATTGGGAAGCCAAAATATAAAGAAGTTAAATTAAGAATAGAAAAGGTATATGGCGGAATGTTTGCTGGTGATTCAGTCATTGAGAAATGTGCCGAGATGGCGGGGTACCGTGGGATACATACAAAAACCCTAAGACACAAAACGATAGGTAAGAGGGGTGGGTATAGTTTTAGGGCAATGAGATTTGATGGTGGCGGATATGGTAAAATAGAACTGTACGACATCGGAGGAGATGTTGAAAGGTATAAGGTAAGGTAAGTGAAAGTTGGAGTATTTCTTCTTAGTTTTAAAAGACCAGATACAACCCCTAAGGTGGTTAAGGCAATCCAGAACCAGACTGTCAAACCACACAGTATTTACCTTTTTAATAATAACCCAGAAATCCAAGTAAAATATCCAGGTGTAATCAATATTAACTCGGAAGAAAACTTCCGATGTATTATTCGTCACGCTATTGCCCTAACTAGAGTAGATATAGATTATTGCTTATTTGTTGACGATGATGTGGTATTAAAACCAGAGGCGATAGCAAACTTTCTAAAATATAGTGAGAAATATCCAGAAGCAATCTTGGGATACTATGGAAGGGATATAATCCCAGAAAGATATTACTCCCTCGCCCGCACTAACTTCTTTACAGGAAAAGAACGGGAAGTAGACCTCGTTCTTGGAATGGTTCATTTCTGTAAAAGAGTAAAACTAACCAACTCATTTATATTAAAGAAAGAGATACCCGACCTCCCTTTAACAGAAGACGATATTATTCTTAGTTTGGGTAACAAATTCATTGATAAGCAGAAGAATTATGTTATTCCATATACTGTAAAATCTGCTCCAATTTCACTAGGAAGTATGCATAAAGGACTTAGCTCCCGTAAAGAGCATGGTTCTCTAAGAGTAGACGCAGTTAAAAGGATAACAGAATGGGCAGCGAAATGAGAAAAGCCGTCGGTGAGATGATGAATCACTACCGACGCAAATTAAAACCAGACAACCAAGGATGGAAGATATTAGAGGTTGGTATTGATGGGGACCCAAAACCAGGAGGGAATTATAAGCGGTTCGGAATAGGAAACGAGTACAGAACCCTCGACAATTTAAAATCAACAGAGCCAGATTTTGTTGCCGATATATGTGATACGAAAATGCCTAGTGGTAAGTGGGACCTTGTTATCTTTAGTCAGACCATAGAACACATCTTTGATTTTAGGGCGGCTATAAATGAATGTTTTAGATTACTAAAACCTAGTGGATATTTGATAGTTGATTGTCCTTTTGTATATCCATACCACGGTACAAAGGAATATGACGATTATTGGAGAATGTCCCATAAAGCACTTGGGCTACTATTAGCAGAGGCGGGATTTGAAAGAGGAAGAAGTCTTATGTGTAATGATATACTAACCACCGCTCTTGTAAGGAAACCAAAATGAAGAAAACAGTTTATTTAGATTTTGATGACTTCCACGAAGGGCAGAATCGTCTGGACTGGCTCTGGATGTTAAAGGAAGAATTCCCTAACTTCTTAGTGAATCTCTTTACAGTTCCTGATAAATGCTCAACCGACTTTCTAGCGTATGCGGATAGTTTGAAATGGGTTCAGCTATGTATTCACGGGTACAAACATGACCACAACGAGGAAATCTCTAAAGCAATCCTCAAGAAACCAGGAACTATTTTCGCAAAGGTTTATCGAGCCCCCTTCTGGCAACTATCAGATGAGATGTATAAAAAACTCAAGGAACTTGACTACAAGATTATGCTTCACCCTAGTGACCCAAGAAAGGGAACTAAGTACAACTGGGATATTAAAGACTCCCCACCCTTTCTAGACACATTATATGGACACGGACATATTGGGGACTACCCACCTGGAGAGAAAGGGAACGGTATAGTTCAAGCATTTGGCAATATCCTTAAATTACCTAAAGACACGGAGTTTAAATTCCTATGAAAATACCTAAGGACTACCAAAAGATACAGGAAAAGGATTCCTCTCATAGTAGGGGAACGATATGGGGACAAAGGGCTATGGAATCTGTCAACCAATATCTAAAGTTTTTTAGAGGTAAGGTATTAGAGATAGGTTGTAATGATGGTCTCGCTATGGAATTACTAATAAGAAGGGGGTTTGAGGTTGAGGGAATAGATATTGCTAAAGAGAAACTAGAGGTAGCCGAAGAACGTAACCTCAAGGTTCAATTTGCTTACCAGGAGAAAATACCTTTTAAGGATAAGTCGTTTGATACAATTTATTCTTCACATACATTAGAACATAGTTATGATGTAGAAAGGGCGGTTGATGAGTACCAAAGGGTGGCAAAAAGAGCAATTGTTATCGTTCCAATTGAACCACAAACAGACCAGCCCGATATACATTTAGGCTACTTTCGTTCAAAAGAGGATTTGGTTAATACTTTTAAAGATAGAGGGAAAATAATTCTAGAGGAACCTCGTCATAACCTACAAGCCGAGTATGTAGTTGTTATCGATTTTAAAAATGTTAAAGCTAAATAAAACAATAGAACAACTTAAAGAAGATTGGGAACTTATCGCAAAGTCAGAGAACTACCGAAACGCTATTGCTCAAGGATTCTCTGATGAAGAGAGATTCAAGTCAGCAGGAGAGAGTCAATTTGAAGGAATACAAGAGTATTTACAAAAGAATAATATCTCCCTAGTCGGTAAAAGAATCATAGAAATCGGTTGTGGGGCTGGAAGAATGACAGAATCTTTAGCGGACCTTGCTGAAGACCTTTATGCAACAGACATCTCGATGAATATGCTACACAGATTCAAAGAGAGGGTTGGGGAGATTAGGAACGTAACCCTGTTGTGTACTAGCGATTTATCAGTTTTTACTGATGAATTTGCAGACATAATTTTTAGTTATTTAGTATTTCAACACTTACCAGAAGATTTAACTACTTGGTTTCTCAAAGACGGGTACAGAGTTTTAAAATCGGGTGGGTATTATATCTTCCAACTAACGACATTAGATAAACACAAAGTGATAAGAACAAAAAGTGGGGCAACAGACATGGTACGCTGGGAAGTCGGAGAACTTCAGACAATTGCTGATGAGAATGATTATCAATGTATTAACCCACCAGGGTCATTATTTAACATTTGGAGAAAGAAATGAATCCAGAAATAAGCGTAATTATATCCACATACAATCGTCCTAAAATGCTTCAAAAAGCGATAGATAGTGTTTTGGCGCAAACCTTTAAAGATTTTGAACTAATCGTTGTGGATGATTACTCTGACAAAGCCCCCGACCTTAAATTACCTGATGGGGAAGATAGGGTGGTTGGGTTGCGGTTACCTCACAATACAGGATACCAGGTACGTCCTAAAAATGTTGGTATCATGTGTTCTCGTGGAAAGTATATTGCCTATCTTGATGATGATAATATCTACCTCCCGCTTCATCTAGAGATACTTCACGCGGCAATAACAAAGACTCAAGCAGATGTGGTATATGGGGACCGTGTTTACAAAAGTAACAACCCTAATGAGACAAGACCTGTTGGTCGGGGGCTAAGCAAATCTTACAACTTAACGCAAATTAATCAATCAAATTATATAGATACCTCTGATATTATGCACACCATTCAAGCTATTAACGATATTGGCTTCTGGGATATTTTCTGGGAGAGGAAAGCAGATTGGCTTCTAATGGTAAAATTTGGTAAGGCGGGAAAGAAGATAGTCCACGTTCCAGAGGTCATTACTGAATATTTGTGGCACGATGATAATATTGGTGGTAAATCAACTTTAGCTTAATTAAAATACTATGACAGCAATAGAAAAGAATCCATATATGAAGGATGGAACCAAGAAACCAGAACTATATCATTTAGGACATTTGTTTGGGTGGTGGTTTGAGGGTACAGATTTAAGTAAAGCCCCACCTGAAAGAATTAAAAAGTTGATGGTAACTGCTAAAAAATGTGGGTTCGGGAATTGGAAGGATATACCAAATCTTGTTAAAAATAGAGTACACAATAAGAAGGAGCGGGAGGTGATATAAATGAGTATATCAGTAGAAGGTGGGTCTAAGGATAAATCAACGCATATAGCAGGGGTGGTTAAGGTAAGGAAAGACTTTGAACCAGAGGATTTCGAACGGGCTCTCAAACAAAGTTTGGATGCCCTTGGTAGAGATATGACAAAAAGATATAACAATATACGAAAGGGGAAAAAGTGAGAGTTGCTATCTTCACTTTGACAAAAGACCGACTTACATACACAAAAAAGATGCTCAAAAGTTTAGGTGAAAAGACCTTCACTCCTTTTGACCATTTTGTAATTGACCAAGGTAGTAAGGATAAGACCGTTGAATGGGTGGAGAACTTCGAAAGCTACTTTGGTCAAACCTTTGTTTACCCCCTCGCTACCAATATTGGTATAAACAGGGGGGTTAATTTAGCCATTGAACATATAGGTAAGGAGTACGATGTAATTGTTAAACTAGACAACGATGTGGAAATAGAAACCGATGGTTGGCTAATGAATTGTCTAAATGTTCTTGAACCGAAACTCTTACTATCCCCTTATGTCAAAGGTTTAATACATAATAGAGGTGGTGCTATTCGGATTGGGTATAACAGAGAAAGACGAATTAGCTACGCCCCTTTCATTGGGGGTATATGTATGATAGGATTTAGACAAGCTTGGATGGAAGACTCTGGTGGCTGGGAATACCCTGTACCGAAACATGCGGGTGGGGATTTGTCTTTTTGTAAGAAACTTGCTATAAAGGGATATAGATTTGGGTACAAGGAAGATGTTAATATTAGGCACGCAGAGACTACCGCTGGACAATATGAAAGATACCCAAACTATTTCAAAGAGAGAAAAGAGGATAGAACAAAGGTTATCTAAAGGTAATTATGAGCAATTCAGAAACCCTAAAATACATATGTACCAAGTGTAATCATTCTTTCGAGGTAAGTAAACCAACTAGAATTGTAAAGACCCAACTTCCAGTTTGCCCACTATGTCATTCAGAGAGTATAATTAGACTTGGCAGTTCCAAAGAAATTGCAGATAATGCCGCAAAGTAGTATCATACACTTGACAACAAATAGAAAAGTCTAATATACTGTATTAGGTTTAGTATTAAGTAAAGAGTTCTAGCTAAGAGTCTAGGTTTTGTTTTGATTCTTGGTGGAACTCTTTTTGGTTAAGTGTGATGTTTATAGTTTATAATTGTGGGCATGCTGTTCATCTTACTATCACTGCAAAGAGCGGTAAGAAGTATAGATTTATGAGAAGATTTGTTACCGAGGTCGATGACGAGGATGCAAATTACTTTTTGAAGAAGACTTCGAGAGCAATATCTTGGTGTCCAAACCATCCTAAAAGTATCCAGCCCTTTGTGGAACTTAATGAGTGGTGCTCAGGAAAAGTAGAAAGGTGTTACGAACCTAAATCTAAGAAGGACTCCAATAAAGTTTATGACCCAAAAGCATATAAAAAGGCATGTTTAGTTAAAGATAGAGAAGGGATACAGTAGGAGATAATTATGGCGGAATCACAAAACGAACCACAAAAGTTCAAAATTACACTCCCCATCGTTAAAACTAGTGTCCGTATTATCAAAGACGAGGATGGTAACGATAAGGAGGTACGATATGTTGAGGGCGTTGCGTCAACAACAGACTTAGACCTACACGGGGACAGAATGGCACCAGAGGCTATTAAGTCTATGGCCGACTCCTTGAAACAGCATGTTATAAATTTGAACGCGGAACACGATACCTCGTGGCAAAGCGAATTAGGAGGATTAGAAGAACTGAACATAACAGACGATTATGATTTGACAATTAAGGCTGAACTAAATGAGATGAGCAAGTCCCACGACTTGTGGTACGCGCTAACAGAACTAAACAAGAAACTTGGACTATCTGTCGGAGGTTATGTTAAAGAGTATGAGATGGTCAAAGAGGGGGAGGGGGAAGATGCAACATGGGTTCGTATATTTAAAGACATCGAACTTGACCATATTGCTGTCACTTCCAGACCTGCAAACCCTAAGACTTGGGTTGATGTTATCGCCAAATCACTAGAAGAAGACGAGCTTCTCAAGAAAATTGAAGTTGAAACTGAAAGGAATCTCCCTATGGCTAACAAGAAGAAACTTGCCTCACTGGAAGCTGAAGAAGCCAAGAAAAAGGCTGATGCCGCCGTCAAATCCGAGGACGAGCAGGATGAAAACTTAGCAACCCCAGAGACTGAGGAGACAGAGGATACTTCCAAGGACGAGGAAAAGGAACCCAAGGCTAAAAAGCCAAAGGATTCCGAAACCGAGGACGAGGAAGAAGAATCTGACGAATCGGAAGGCGAGGAAGATACGGAAGAAGAAGGTGGAAAATCCAAGGACACCGAGGAAGACGAATCCGAAGAGGACGAAGAATCCGAGGAAGAAGAGTCCGATAAGGAAGAGTCTGACGAGGAACCAGAGGACGAAGAAGAAAAATCCACCGACAAATCTGATATCACTGAAGGTCTCAATGCTGAGAAACTTCTAAAAACTGTCAAGCAGTTAAATGACGGAATCAAAGAGGTTATAACTAGCAACGTAGAGCTTCAAAAGAGAATCGAAACTCTTGAAGAACAACCAGCAGACCGTAAGACTGTGGAAGTTAAGAAGACACTCGGTGATAGCGATACAGACGATAGAGATATCGAGGAACTCCGAGAGGAACTTGATAAGAAGGTTGCCAAAGTGAAAGAAAAGCACGCAAGTGACCCAAACCTCTTCTCACGCATTCAGAGACTCCGTGTTGACTACGCCAAAGCGGTTGCAGGAATTGAGTAAGAGTTAAAGTTAAAGGTTAAGTTCCCGCACTTTAAATTTTTGTAGTTGACTAAAAGGAGGCAACAAGTATGAAATCTCGTGAACAAGCGAGAAAAACATTACTTGAAGCTGCTGCTCTCCTCGAGAAGTCAGCAAATGTAACTCAAGGCGTGGATGAGGCGGCAACAATGCTCATGAAGGATGCCATTTACACCACTACCTCTGGAGCTTTTGCTCAGAGGGAGCACCTTGACACTCAAATTGGCGACATTACCAAGAGAAACACTCCGTTTCTCGACAGAGTTGCCAAAGTCAAGGCAAATGGTAAAACCCACGAATGGGATATGGTTACAGCACTTGGGGACACAGACACCTGTGTTCTAGAGTGTGGTACACCTCCTGAGAATGATGCCACAATCACTCGCTACTCGGCTCAAATCAAGACCTACGCTACAAACGTAAAGGTTTGTGACTTAGCTCAATGGGCGGCAAGTGATTATTTCGACCTTATGAACCTTCACCTAGAGAAGGGAATGAGAAAGATTCTCCACGACGTAGAGGCTAAAATCTACTATGGAAACTACGATGGGGCAACCCCTTGTGATTTCACGGGCCTTTACAAGTTAATTGCTGACTATGCTGGTGCATCCAATACCATCAATGCTGCTGGGGCCCCAATTACCCAGACATTCATTGACAACGCAATCCAAGCGATTGTAGACAATGGTGGGATGCCAACCCATATGTATATGGGAGCAAAAGACTTGAGGGATTTCGCAGCACTCTGGGCTAACAAGGTCGTTTATAACGACCCAGGTGCAGGGATGACTTTCGGTTACAATGTAGCTCGCTATATGTCTTGGGCTGGGGCAATTGAAATTGTTCTCGACCCATTCCTAATTGCAGCTAATTCACCGAACACCCCTAACACAGACGTTTTCATTGTAGATATGAATGAAATCGCATTAGCTCAAAGTGAACCGATGTACCGTCTTCCAACCTACCGAGCACTTGACCTGGCAGAAACCCAGACAGTTGTTTGGAACATAGTTTTGGAAGTTCGAGTACCTCAGTGGCAAGCAGTCGTCAAGAACCTCGGCTAATAGTAGCCAACCTAGTAATTAGTAAGAGAACCCCTTAGTTTCAAGGGGGAAGGTAAGTCCAACTTGTCTTCCCCTTTGACTAAGTGGTATAATTAGTTTAGTATTGAGTAAGGAGGTAAAAATGAAAGACCTAGTTATAGTTAAAAGTAAAACAATAGACAACGAATCCGTCCCCATAGTCTTTAACACCGTTACAAAGACCTTCGGTGGGGTTAAGGATGAAAGGGAACTTAGTCGTAGCTATATATTTGAGAACTTCGAGGCAAAGATTCCGTTAAAGTTAGCTAAAGTTCTAGTTAAGCAAAACTCTAACGAATTCTCAATAGTAGAATCGGCTGAGGAAACTCCAAGTGAAGCTGTTAAAACAGTTTTAAATCGGGAAGAAGCACGAGCAGAAGGATTTGTTTGTGAGTATTGTAATTTTGAAGCAAAAAGCAAGGCAGGGCTAAAATCACATATTAGAAAC